CGACAGATTCGTAAATAGTAGCTTTGCGAATAATACCTGCTTGACTGAAAGGACCGTAGATGTATGACTTAGCAGTAAATCCTAAAGTCCAGATGATACTGCGACGTTGCATAAAATCATCTTCCCAGTCATCTTCATAATCAACACTGTTTAAGATAACAGAAACATCTCTCTTCTCATCCATCTCTGGAATAAAGTTAAGAGTCATATTGAAATTTGGTTGGAAGTATGGTAGAATCTGTTCGATAATCTGCAGACCATCATCCTGTGACTTAGCAATAATACCAAGTTCAAAGTCCATATTGTATGGGACTGGAACATACTGAACCCTTACTTCATTACCATTATCACTAACAACAGTTCTATACTTTTGAATAGGACTTGTCTTTCTTGCCGAATCATAATTGATTCCAGTCATCTCAAAATATAAACGAGGCAACTGAATGGCAACTTTTCTTCCCACTTCTGGGTTCTGCTCTAAACGAGTTAAGAACTTATTCTTAGGACCATACCCAAGAGGAACCTTCTCAACTTCCAATACAGCTTTGGTTTGAGGATCTACCTTTTGAATTTCAATATTGTTGAATAGTGTTCCGAATGCAATAACAGTTTTACGTATTGCCTCGTTATAATAGTGCGGTCCTAACATTAGAAGCTATCTCCCATATTTCCAAATTCCCCAAACGGGTTAACTTCACCCCAATCAATAAGAGGATTAGCGGTGTCTTCAATATATTTATTTTGATCATACTCAGAATTGGTATTTTCAATTGTAGAGAAAGTGCTAACTACCCATACAGCACCACTGTCATCACCAGTTAAACTTTCATCTTCGACAAATGTTCCCGTGCGATTAATGACCTGAATGATCCTGGTAATAGGATCCCATGACTTGACTTCTGCAGTTTCATTTGATATACTACCTGTAACAACCTCCCCAACAGTAAAGTTGCCAGTTCCTCCAACCTTCATATTCAATGCAATAGCAGAACTAAACAATTGTTCAATTTCATCAATCGCTTCAATACCAGTATCAATCTTATCATTACCAATTTCATAGATCTCAGCCGTCATAATAATAAACTGAATCTTGCCAAACTGATAGAAAGGACTTTCTCTTTCTACAAATTTGATCTCATAAATGTCTGTAGTCAATGGGAAGTATAAAAGGTCTCCCTCATTTGGTCTACCAGGAACAGTTAAGTTTGGACTATACTGTTCTTCTGATTCTGCCCATCGTCTTGCTGATACAATAAACTTAACTTCATCAGTAATACGAATACCAAACTTAGAAATAAATTCTGATTGCTCACCAAAACCTTCTACATTAGATAAAAGCATCTCAACTTGAAACTGACTTTCAAACTTAGAATAGATTACATCATCTAATGTATTTTCTTTTAGGATAGTTCTTGGTAGATAATAGATATCCGAACCGAACAGTTTAATCTGCTCGTCAACAAGATCCTGCACGAGATTTTGCTCGCCAGAATATCCTTCATAGTAGGGTGGAAAATAAGGACTTGTAGGCATCTTATCCGATCATATCCATAGGTGGGAGTGTATACTTGGTTGGCATATCTGCTTCTAGTTGTGCAATCTCTGCCAACGCATCTTCATAAATCTGTCTTCCGTTTAGTGTGATACCACCAGGAAGTTGAACAGCATTGTACTTAATTAAGTTCTGTCCCCACTGTCTCTTCATAAGAGCAGTAGCATACTTCTTGACAAAACTATCATTATATACTTGAGTAAATTCTTCTGGATTTAATGCTCTATGGCATTCGATTAAAATATAATTTCCTTCTGTTAATCTACTTGTACCAATATCAATGAACAATCTATCTTGTCTCTTATTAAATCTATACTCTACTAATGCACCAGTATTAACAACCATATCAAGAGTTTCAAAATACTGACGGATCATATAGTAGTTGGTCATATCAAAGTTACCAAAAGCAAATCCAGATGAGAATGAAAATACATCCATCAAGAAATACTGGTTGCTTAAACCAAATAAATCATTACGAATCCAGTTAGATGAAACCCCAAATACTTTAGAAATTCCAATCACATGATCTGGAACTTCAATAAAGTTTCTTCTATTTTCCCATGTAGCACCATATGGATCAGTAGTGCTATTCTCTTCATTGGATGATAAAAATCTCTCTACATCATCAGCAGTAACTTGATGCTTGAGATACATACGCTCCACGCCATCATAATGCCATTCCTGATAATACTGAATAGCATCATCGATAACATCACCAACTTGTGCATCATCAATGTTAATCTGTAACACAGGAGCACCTAACTGTCTTTTACAGTAGTCAATTAGTCCCTGTCTAGTAGATGGCTGTGCCATTTAATTAGATACAAAAAATCCCTACCTGTATTTATCAGATAGGGATTTGTGGATTATTCTGCTGCTTCTTCTGGAGCAGTTTCTTCTTCTGGTGGGTTAAGGAGAAGTAGTGTCTCTAGACCACCTTGAAGTTTTAGTTTGTATTCTTTTGCTTTTTCTAAACTTGCTTCTAAATCAAAAATTTGCTTTTCTGTGGTAGCAAGTTGGTCTTCGAAATTCTTTTTGAGTGTTTCTGTATCCATGGTAATCAATTTATAATGATATTACCAATTTATTTATGATATAAAAGTAATAGTTGCATACCCACCCCCATTTCTAGTTCCTATATTTACTCTATTAGTGGAACTAAAAGATGAGCTAGTAAACGATCCACCTCCTCCGCCAGCAAGATTTCCATTGTAGCCTCCACCACCTCCACCGCTATATCCACCTGCTCCACCCGATCCAATGTAACAATTTCCATGTCCTCCAGAACCTCCACCAAAACCACCTTCAGCATATGCTGCACTCATTGTAGCTCCCCCAGTTCCTCCATTAGTAAAAGCAAGTCCAAAACCATTTCCAGATGATGGAGACCAAGTTTGGTTTGCTCCATTACCAAAAAATCCTCCTCCACCACTAGAACCAGAAGATGCAGCAAATCCTCCATTTCCCCCAGTTCCTCCTTGACCTCCACTGTTGTCACCTTGACCGCCATTTTCTCCACTTTGTCCAGGCTTACCATTTGTATTATACGAAGCTCCGCTACCTCCGCCAGCAACAATTATAGGTGTGTTTGTGTTAGTAGCCACGAAAGTTCCTCCGCCACTACCCACATCACAATTAGATCCAGTGGTGCTATTTCCTCTTTGTCCCACTAAAATTTTTAATACTAAACCTTGGGTAAAAGTAAAATCACATCTTAATTCATAACCAGGACCACCTGTAAAAGATGAATTATTGCCTCCTTGAGCTCCAGCACATTGTATTCTATATACGCCATCTTTTGGCACAGTCCATAATTGAATACCACCAGAAACATTGAAAAATGTAGTATCATTTTTCCATGTATTTGCTTCTGGACCAGAAAGACCACTTCTAGCTTGTGTTAAAGAAGGTCCATTTCTACCTTCTAATCCTCCTGAAGTAAATGTAGCTGTTGTGAAAACAAATAATGCTCCACCCGAACCACCAAGCCAGTTAGCTCCATCATAATATTGAAATGATTGTCCTTCTGAATTATAAATTATAGATCCAGGAATTGCTGTTGTCAACGCATCTTTTTGAGCATCAGTATACGCAGGCATGTTTAGCTTTTGCGTTACTATTAATGATTTAGTATTTAGTGTTGACATATTAAATCCTACTATTAAAACTTTTATATATTATTTATTTTTTCGGATAAATCAATCCAAGTTTGATTAACCTGATTATTTTCAAATATTGGTTCTCCTTCTATGCAATTATCTATATCTAAAGGAGGACATTCAATTAATTTGTAAACATTATAATTTAATAATAATTTTTCTGATATTTCTCCAATAAAAGGATCGCAAATATTTGCGCCAATATGATCTTTTAATAGCTGTTCTATTGAGTATTCTTTTGGAATACCATCTTCTACTTTATAGTATCTCATTGTTTTTGTATGTCGATGTAACCATGTGAGCTATTATTTCCTGTAGTGTTATTTTGACTGGTGCCATTATTGAAAGATCCACCACCACCACCATCATAACACCAAGGAGCATATCCTCCTCCAGAATAACCTCCACCACCTCCAGCTCCATTGGTGCCACCGCCACCGCCACCGCCACCAAATCCACCAGAAGCGTTTGGACCACCAATACCACCATTTACAAATGATTGACCTCCCCAAGATCCAGTACCATTGCCAGTTAATCCACCTCCGCCTCCAGCAGTAGATCCATTTCCACCATTTCCATTACTTCCTCCACTTCCCCAACTTGTACTACTACCACTTTGATCTGTTCTACCAGCACTAGATCCAGATCCACTAAATCCACATGCAGATCCTCCGCCACCTCCTGCAGCAATAATTAATGAACTATTATCTTGTTTTGTTACAAAACTACCTCCTCCACCACCACCATCATAAGTATCATTAGTCCCCATTTGTCCAACTAAAAGTTTTAAAACATCTCCTTTGTTTAAACTAAATGTCCCAGACATAGTGGCTCCAAACCCACCAGATCTTCCCCAGTTATTGCTATTTCCTCCTTTTGCTCCAGCTACAGTAATTCGATAATTACCTGTTTGAGGAACAGTCCATAATTGAATTCCTGCTGAAACATTAAAATATTGTGTATTATTTTTCCAGGAATCATTTCCAGTTATCCCGCTAATTGCTTGAGAAAGTGATGGACCTGTTCTACCAGTTTGACCTCCATTTGTAAATCTGGCGCCAGTAAAATCATATAAAGGAGTATTTGCAGCAGATCCCCCTGAAGCTTGCCTAGTACCTAAAACTAATAACCATTTTTCTCCATCATAAATTTCCAGAACTAATTCATCGCTATTGTATATTACAGAACCAATGGTAAAAGTTAATGAATCTCTTTCTGCAATTGTAATTGATGGAGCATTAAGTAATGATTGAATATTCGCAACTTGTGTAGATAAACTAGACATTATTTTAATTTTTACCTATTTGTATTTATTTGAGGTCACTGTCCCATTTTCCTATTGGACATGAAGTGAGTTTTAATCTAGTTTTTAATGTCATGAAACATCCACATTCTTTACATTGCTTAGTTAAATTTATAAATTTATCGCACGATTTACAAATATTATATCTATAATTTTGCATTTCTTTATCAACAAAAATATTATTATTTTCCAAAAAAGGTCTAAAAAAACTTTCTTTTTCTGAATTTATTTGCTTTAGTTCAAATTGTCTTTTTTGTTCTTCTAATTCCGATTTGGTAAAATCTCTTATTGTCCATGTCTGAATCCATTCTCCATTCGAGAAAATTGGTTCTCCTTCTTCTACTATATCTCCTTCAGGTTTTATCGTGGTAATTAATGGATATATATCATATTCTTTTAACAATCTTTCTGATGGTAATCCACCATAACCTTCATAAATTACAGCATCTGGATATTCTTCAAATAATTGTTCGATAGTATAATGTGTTGGTAAATTATTTACTAATTTTATAAATCTAAGCATCTTTTTAACCTACAAGTGTAATTTTACAATAACCAGCTCCATCATACCCCCCGTTAGAAGTAGAATTAGATCCAGTATTTCCTCCTGCTGTTGATGATTGATTGGAACCAATATTATAAGAACCTCCTCCACCTCCATATTCACTAAAAGAAGACCATTGGCCAGAACAACTTCCTCCTGTATATCCACCACCACCGCCAGGACCACTTAATTGACCACCACCACCACCACCAAAACCACCTCCATTTTGAGTTTGGCTAGAATAACAACAATTTCCTAGGCCACCTACAGCTCCCGAATTGTATCCACCTCCTCCCGTGGATGTACAACAATGAGTACCTCCATTGGCACCATTTCCTAAATATCCTCCTCCAGCACCACCTTGATAAGATCCAGCAGTATTTCCTCCATAACCAAGTGAAGGAGTTGCTGGAGTTGCAGCACAAACTGCTATTCCTCCTTGTTGAGTAGATTGTCCTTGTCCAATAGATAAATTTCTTGTACAAGCCCCTCCGTAAGCACTACTTGGAGCACCACCAGCACCACCAGCAACTATCAATAGTGTATTTACTGTATGATTTTTTACAAAAGTTCCTCCTCCGCCACCTGCTTCATTATAATGAGGAGAGCTATATTCATTTCCTCTGGATCCAATTACCATTTCCAATACTTGTTCTTTTGCTAATTGAAATCTTCCCTTAACTAAAGCTCCGTATGCTCTTTGAAAAGAAGTATTTGGATCTTTGCCTCCAGCAGCACCACCAGCCTCTATTTCATATATTCCGTCAACAGGAACTGTCCATCGCTGATATCCTTGTGTTGGTCCCATTGTAATATAATTAGTTGACCAAGATACAGAAGAATAAGCAGATTGTATTTGTGACAAATTTGGTCCAGTTCCACTACCAGCTGCAACTATTGGTTTGAAAGTAAAAGTTGTGAAATCATATAATGAGCCACCTTTTTGGCCGAGATCAGTCCAAGCTGTTCCATCGTAGTACTGTACAACCAATAAATCAGAATTAAATATAATATTTCCCGCCTGCGGAGATATACTATTTCTTTGTGCTGTTGTTAATACTGGCAAATTTAAAGAATGTGTTAAATTTGCTGTTCCTACATTTAACGTAGACATTATTTATTATGATTCTCTTTCATATATTTATAACTTTATAAGATATTCCAAACAGCACCTTGTGATACAGTAACTGTATTTCCTGGGGTAATAGTAATAGGACCAGTTGACATACCATTTACTCCAGCTGGAATAGTTACACTTTCGCTTAATGTACTAGAAGATACTTTAATAATACCATTAGAATCTAACCATTGAGCAAAACCATTAATATACATTTTTCCAGTCATATTAAGATCACCACCAATATCCAATGTGTAGGCTGGGTTAGCTTTATTAATACCAACCTTAGATAATCTATGAATATCTAAACCGTTAGAAGATTGTGTCCATCTCGAAGTTACAAATGGTAAGTTATTTTGATAAACTTGACCATTGATATTAATATTACCTTCAACATTTAACTTGTAAACTACAGTTGAACCAGTAGCTGTACTAGTAAATGTAGTGGTGCCAATACCAACTAAACTGCTTGCTCCAGAAATAGCAATTGCTGGAGTAGATGCCCAAGTTGTGCCGCCATTTGCAGTTGATGGAGTAATTTCAAAAATATCATTAGCGGTTAATTGATTACCAATTCTGAAGTTTCTAAATCCAGAAGAACCTAAGAATAATAATGGAGCTCCGCCATTAGAGGCAGCATTTCCAATGACCATGCTAGTGGAAGCACGAAGATCTCCAGTTACATCTAGTTCATAAGAATCATTTGGAGTTCCAAAAATACCAACTCTACCATTTCCAGTAATTACTAAAGCATCTGTCTTATTGCCAGTGCTAAATCTATATGCTGGAGTAGTTGTTAACCCAGTCCAAATTTGCTTAAAGTAAACATCACCAACATTATTATCATATCGTAATTCAAAACCTTCATTTGTAAATCCAGAATCAGCTGCCAATTGAATTACTGGATCATAAGTTCCATTAGTTGCTGTTACACGAAGAATAGTATCGGTAGCAGCATCTCCAAAAACTTGAAGTTTAACACCAGAAGCATTTGTAACAGTACCAATATTAACACTATTATTTGTAGAATCAACAAATAATGTGCCACTATCGACATTCAAGTTGGCACTCATTGTAACATTACCAGTGAATCCAGAAGTACCAGAAACACTTAGATTGCTACCAGCACCAGTTAAGGTGAGCGAACCAGTCATGGTATCGCCAGCCTTGAGGACGTTCTGTGAAGCAGCACCAGTTAGGTTTGCTGTGATTGTCCCCGCAGCAAAGTTGCCAGAAGCATCACGGATAACTGCAGTTGAAACAATATTAGCACTGTTAAATGTTACATTACCAGAGTTCCAAATAGTGTTTCCATTAATAGTAAGACCATTTGCATCAACTACTTTAACATCAAGAGTACCACTGCTATTGGTTGAATTACCTCCAGTAGCAACAATAGCTGAGTTAAATGATGCTGCAGCTAATTGAGAAGATCTGAAGTAGATACCAGGAGATGATGCTTGACCATCTCTTCTACCTAGACGAAGATTAGCAGTTCCTCCATCACTTTCAATTGCGGCAGCTTCAAATGTACCATCAGGTAATCCATCAGCATTAGTATCAAGCGATGAAATAGCATAATCTTGGAATGGAACTCTATTGCTTGCAGTACCAATTGTTTCTGCCCCAACAAAATTACCTGTAGTTAAAGTACCTGTAATAATAGTATAATTATTAAATGAATCTGCATTATCTTGATTAATTAGTACATCCGTAATAGAAATTGTACCTACACCTTGAGAATTTGCATTATAAAGATTTACAATTTGTCCTGGTAAAAATGGAGTCCCAGACAAAACTTGATTGGAAACATAAATTCTATATCTTGGCTGTCCAGTAAAGGAAAGTATTCTTAAACGATTTTGAAAATCTTTATTTGTTTGGAAAATTGGTAATCTATTATCACTTAAAGATCCAAAATTAATATTAAGAGCATTTTGATACCAAGTTCCTTGTTTGTTATCTAATCTATCAGCATCTAAACCAGTTCCTGGTCCATCATTTAAAGATGTCCAAATTTTTGCCCAAGATCCAAATGAATCTAAAGTAGATCCAGAACCTCTTAACCATAAATTATCATTATCGGTAAATGCTAATTGTCTTACTCCACCAAAAGTAGCATCAAATCCAGAACCTCCATTTCTCACTGTCATTGTGACATGTCTAGTTCCTCCATCATTTAATCCATCAGCTGCATTATTTCTAGTATCTACAATTACACCAGAAGAGAAAGCACTTGGGGATGGGTTTGATGTTGGGTTATTTGTGGAGGTAATTAATCTTAACGTATTACCTGATTGACCAGAAATACTAATATTGTATGTACCAGCTAATCTATCAACAGAAATAGTACCAGCATTTAAGTTTGACGCATTTAGATAGTAAGCACCTTGAGCACCATCAAGTAAGTCAGCATCAAGTCCACTATCAGCACCAGTTTTTAATACAATAGATCCATTGCCAGCTTGTCCAATTTCAAATTGTGATTTTCTAAATCTAGCAACACCAATAGTACCAAATTCATCAGCAGAAATTGTTAGGTCAGTTACTCGTTGAACATCGATAGCAGTATTAGCATATTGTCTGTTTACAGTGCTAATTTTAGCAGCAAGAACAAGTCCAGAACCTCCACCAATCTGAGCTGGAGCTGAAGATACATTAAAATCGGAAGTATAATTTAGACCAGAGTTTGTTACTGTAACTTCAGTAACTTGACCTCCAGAAACAATAAGATTTGCTCTCAATCCAGTGCCAGATCCACCCGACAATGGAACATCAAAATATTGACCATCTGTAAAACCATTGCCATTATTAGCAATTACAATATTATCAACAAAACTTCCTTGAGTGAAAGAAGATTCAAATACTAATGGAGAAGCTCCTCTTTGGAATTCAATAATACTGCCAGCAGCAAGAGTAGATGTTAGAGGATTGTTGATAGATACTGTTGTTAATCCACCAGATGTTACGACACCATTGATTGAAGTATTTGATTGAATACCAGTAATATTATCTACAACTCTATGGCCAACGAGGGTATTTGAATTTGTTGTAAATATTAACTGACTTGATCCACTACTTGCTTGGGAGAATAGTTTAGCAAAATATCTAGTTTCCGCACCTTTAACAGATTGTACAACTGGTACATAGCTTTGATCGCCTCTCAAGAATGTAAATGAGTTTGCAGCATCTGAATTATTTGCTAATCTTGATGTAGCAATAACACCAGATGTAATGTCAGAAGCAGCAATTTGATTTGTTGAAAGTGATACCCAATTATTATTATTAGAAGCAGAAGTATTTACAACTCTATTAATATTAATTGTTTCCGTTGGTATATCACTAGAATTAATAGTGTCAGTTTCCGCAATTTTGATATTATTTACAATATCTCCATATAATCTACTTTCTATTAGAGCGATACCAGTTGCTTGTGTTCCAGAACCAGATGGAGCTGAGAATGTAACTGTTGGTTGAGTTGTATAACCTTTACCACCAATAAGACCGTTGAATAAAACTATTGTTACAGTAACTACTTGACCATTTGCAATAGTACAAGTTGCGGCTGCTTGTATGGAACCTGCTTGTGGATTTCCCCCAGTAATTGTAATGACAGGAGCAGTTGTATAACCAGAACCTGGATCAGTAATATTAATTTGATATACAACACCCTGTCTATATTCTGTAGCCTGAATTTTACCTTCGCTCACACTACCAGTAAACACATCACCAGTAGTAAATTGAAGAGTTGGATCTACATTAAATGAAACGAATAAACTTCCATTATCATTGTTAAGAATATAAGAAGTTGATGTATCTTGTTGGATAGCAATATCGCCAGCAAGAGCACCTTCGATGTTTAAACGAGCAGTTTGATCTGGTACTGTATATACGCTGAATGGTCTGAGTGGTGGAATCTGATCGATAGAAATTTTTCCAGAATCAGTTAGTTCAACTAGTGCTCTAGGAACAGCGTTTGTTGAGTATGGCTTATTGATATAAGGACCAAGATTGTTTGTGATATAATCTCTAACTGCCTTTTGAGTTGGTAGTTTAGAGTCAGTTGAGTTAGCGCCACCTAAAGTGTTTGAAGCATCAAAACCAGTAACAACAACGTCACCACCTTTTAGCTTAAGGAATTCAACTTCAGAAATTGTAACTGTACCAGTAAAGGTAATATTACCAGTTCTGTTTTCAATTCTAGCGAATGTACCAACTTTAAAGTCGCCAAGTTCATCAGTACCAGAAACATAAACACGACCATAATCTTCCGAAACCTGCTCATTTGCTTCAATTTTAACCCCACCATTTTCTGGTAGTGCATTATAATTTGTTCCAGAACCAGCAAATTCCCAAGTATGAGATGAAGAGTTAACAATAGATGGTCTATGTAAACGAATAGTTTTTCCAGTTAATACTGATGTAGATACTGCTTGACCAGTTGAACTATCTTTAAATTCTGCTCCTCCACCAGAACCAGATTCAATAGTTACTTGAGCAGAGAATGGAGGACCAACTGTAACTGCACCAACGCTATCAATATAATATTCAATTTCTGCACTTACATTTTCATAGCCATCAATCTTAACAATATAGTGCTCAAGTGGTTCTCTTCCTAATCCATCAATTGTAAAAATAGTTCTTCCTGTTGGGGTTGAAGATACGTTTGTAATTGTGCCTATATCAAATGGGTAAGCAAAATCATTAAATCCAATTGCTCTTAAAGCAAATATACCAAAGTTTGTTGCTGAGTTTGTGATGGAAGCATAACCACCAGATTCTGCGAGAACACCATCACCACAGAAAATACAGAATACAGAAACTAACTGAACATAACCATCATTTTTAATTAAATAACCAGTTCCTCCAAATGATACGATGGTAAATGCTGAAGCAACCATCGACTTACCTTGATTCGGGAAAGTTGCGGAACCGTCAAGTTCTAGACCAGGGAATGGGCAGTTAGGTTGCTTAACTTTAGAACCATCAATTTCTGCACCACCTCCACCTAGGAATGAAATTACAGAGGCATTCTGTGTGTATGGAGAAGCTTCGATAATTGGGAAATCATCAAAATCGGATCTAGGAGTAATTACAGTGTCATTAGCATCGTAAATAATACTATCTGGATATGAAATGATAGATGCAGTATCAAATAATGTGCCAAATGTTTTTTCAGTTCCTCCTGGAGAAACTGTGCCATCCAAAATATCTTCAAGTAAAGCAAATGAAGTAGTGATAGCAGATTCAATTTGAGCACACCAAGGTGTTCCAGCTGTATCTATGAGAATACTAGCATCAGTAAATAGAGGAATTGGAGTATGAAGTGGGGTGTATGTAGCACCAGCACCGCCAGCAGTTTTCCAATTTCTCATGGCAAGGATACAAAGATCTTTTACCTGATTGAAAGCGTAGATTGTTTCTTCTCTTTGTGCTTCTGGAATACCAGTTAGTTCTGTGCCAGTAAAGTATGACTCTGCTGCAGTAACAATACCAGCATTACCGCCAAGAATAAGGTCTCTCAGCAATCCACTAATAATAAAATTGATATCTCTACGGCATTTTCTTTCATTGATATTAGAAAGACCTAGAGATGGGTAAAGTGTTTTAGTTGCTCCGTATGCTTCATCAGCAATAAAATCTCTGTTTCTAGCAATTAAATAAGCAGCATCTAACGAAGTTCCATTAGCATTGTTGGCAAGTACATCAACAAATAGATATGAAAGTGTATTAATAGCAGATGCTACGTTAGCACACGCTGGAGATGCTAGATCATCAATTACAGTTGGATCAAAATATCTTGGTAATGATGAATACTGTGGAATGTAAACAGGATCTGAAGGAGTACCGTTTCCAGTTCTCCACTTTCTCATAGCATAAATTGCTAGTTCTCTAGCATACTCAATAGCACGAATTGTTTGAGTAATTTCGTAATCTACAAGATCGATCTGACCAGCAGAAATATATTTTTTAGCAGCATCAATAATATTATAATTACTTCCAAACTCAAGATCTCTAATTACTGCGTTTAGAAAATGTCCTACATCTCTACGACACTTATTATCACTTACTGGAATATTAAAACTTGGATAAATTTTTTGAGTTGTTACTCCGTCGATATCACACTCAACAACAATACCAGCAAGTTTTACGATACTATCTTCTGTTAAAGATGCAACTGGAACATTTGTTGTTATTGTTGCTTCTCCAGTCACAAAATTATCATACTGAAAATCTGCAATATTATAAGTAGTGTTATTAAATTCTACAGTTCCTCCACTTACATAGGTATGAATAAATCTTGATGGACCTAAAAAGATTTTAAATTGAACACCAGAAATATTATATACAGAGAAGTACTCTTTCTTAAATTCATCATTAATTCTTCTTACAACTTCATCAGCGATAAAGTCAATGTTATTTCTAATTTGTAAACAAGCATCCTGATAGCGTCTTGCTACTGGAGTTGCTATGGGGAATTTATTTGGTGAGTTAAGAAGAGAAAGAGTTACTGACTTTGATGCAGACCTTACAGAAGCAAATTGTCCTGGATCAAAATCATCAACTGTAGTTACTGTTGTCTTTTTCGGAATAACAAATCTTCTCGATCTACCATCAGCATCTTCTAGAACTTTATAAATTCTTTGCTTTCCATTCAAGAAAGAAAGGTCTGGAGATGATTCTGGAAGACCAGAAATTAAAATTTCTTGTCCCTCTTTAAAATCGTGTGTATTTTGTCTACCAACAAGAGCGTTAGTATAGAAAACAATACCACCTAAATCTTCTGTAACTCCAGGATCTTGAAAACCTCCAGTTGCTACTTCATTAGTACCTTGTTTTGAAAAATCAATTCTTACAATAGGAAGAGGTGATGTAATATCTTCATCTACAAATACAACTTCTCCTTCTGCTCTAATTGATTTAATATCAGTAGAAATAAATTCATATGCTGTTCTTAAGAAAGCAAAAGTTATGGTGCCATTGGTAGCTGTTCCAGATGTATGGGCTGGAGCAGCAGAGCCAGAAGTACCAGCAACAGTTACTGTATATACATTATCTCCTGTCCAAACAGTTTGTCCTAAAGTATATGCAGTATTTGGCTGGAATGATACGGTTCCAGTTCCGCCAAATTGGAACGTTTCTCCCGCATTAAAAGTTCCACTAATTACAGAAAAATCTACACTTCCATCTACATATGCATCAGGTCCAGTAATTTTGTTGAAAGAAACATTATTTAATAATGCAATTGCACCAGTATTAACACCACGAACTCTTTGTCCTGAAGTTAAATTTGATAAACCAGTATTTGTTTGGAACAGAGCACGGAATTTTTCTGGTCCAAAAATTTGATGTCCTACAGGAAATTCAGTTTCGAAATCTCCATTTGCACTAACATCATAAACAATTCTTTGTTTATCGTCAAACACCATGGCATAATCCCATGTTGCTACAGGATCGCCATTTGAATCAATTTGATCTCTATAAGTAACGCCAGTTACATAGTTTTTATCACCAAATTTGAAGATGTGCTTTCTTGGATTTGCTGGACGAATGATAACAAGACGTAAGTTATCACCAACAACTGAAGCATCTGGGGGTAAAGAAATTGGATTATCTTCTACATAATCACCACCAGAAACTACAATAGTTTCCTTTACGCCAGGAGTTGTCCAAGCAATCTGGGCAGCTTTCTTAATAGTTCTTACAGGAGCAACTGCGGAACGACCATCATTGTCGTCATTACCAATCTGCTGCGAAACGTAAACACGACCACCAACGTCATTTGTAGCGAGGTTTAAAACGTATTCAGTGGTAGCAATCTTATCAGATTTATCGCCAAGAAGTGGAGTAATAGATCTTGGGTATATACCTGCTTCTCCAGATTGATCATAAAATGGTTGATTTTGATCAGAAGCTCTAATACCAATATGCTTAAAACTAATTTCCCCATTTAATTCAATGCCATCAATATGTGTTGGTGGTATTGAACCCGTTTCCCCTGTATTTAATGCTTGATAAACATTAGATTCCCAATATCTATAGGAATCTTTTTGTAAGATTACATTTGCAGCCCACTGTGTGCCTGTGTTATTAACAAATGTTTTAAAATTTGGAGCTCTTAAAACTAAATCTGGAGTTACAAAATTATCAATATCTAGGTTTAAAATTCTAGCAGTATCAGAAATGATAGAAGTTGAAGTCCTGATTGCACCGTTAATATCAAGTTCAAAATCTACGGTATCAAGAAATGCTAAAGCAGTTGCGCCAAAACCATTTCCGCCACTGATAGTTACAGATGGAGCTGATGTATAACCATCTCCTTGATCATCAACTAAGATAGCTACAACAAAACCTAAATTAATTACAGCAGAGGCAAGTGCCTGTCTTCCATTTGGTTGATCTGGAGCACTTAAATTGACAGTAGGCTGTAAAGTATAACCAGAACCTCTGCTAGTTACTTCTATTCTTTCTACTCTACTTCCAGTCCTATTAATACCTACTCTAGGTAAACTAGTATTAGAATCTAATTGAGCTCTAATGATCTCTTTTTCATTAGAGCCAACTCCTGATCTAATAGTTAATTCATTTTCTCCGATTAGAGAAGGATTTATAGCTCTAATTTTTTCTCTATCGGAATTAAACTGAAAACTCATTTTACTATCCAGCCCCTGCCGTAGGTTTTATTCTCTTATCTATTTAGCATTAAGTCCAGTCAATACTGATAACTTGAACATAAGCTACCCATTTAATTTGTGAAGTTGTACCAGCTCTTGTTACAGAATAACTATACCTATTTGCCGATCCAGTAACAAAAGGAACAGCAGACCAAGTTTGCCCAGATGGTACGCTATCTTTTATGATAGTTGTCAAAGATGATAATTCCTGAACATTACCAGCAGAACCAACTGTAACACAACTTTCAATTTTTAATGAATAATGTCCACCACCATTGTCATTTACTCCAATAATATGACCTGTAATAAAATTAATTGTATTTGATGGTAAAAATATTTGATCTCCTTGTTCATTTAAACTAAGAACTGAAGTATTAATTCCTCTTAAAATATAATGAGAAGTAAAACTATCATTATGAGCAGAATTTTTTATTTCTAAACTATTTACATTTTTTATATCTTTAGTATCAGTAATAATATCTGTATTATCTACAGAAAATCCTCCTACGGAATCTAAAGTTTTTAAGTTACTAGCCATAATTACCTCTTAATGACATTGCTTATTACTGTAATTACTAAATTATCTCCATTTGTTAATAAATCCGAAACAGTAAATGTAATTCTTACATTACTTTCTGATGTAAAATCAAATTCGGAAGAAATTAATTCTTCTCCAGTTTTTAAATTATTGTATTCGGTGAAAAATATATCAGTTCCATTATCTATTACTGAATACTCAATAAATTCTTTATCTCCAGTTGTTGTATTATGAGCAATAACTTGAACTTTTGAAGATTCATTTATAGAAGGATTATATAATATAGCACTACCAGAATTAATAGTACCTTTACTTAAATTAATTTTTGATGTGGATATTTTGAAATCAGCTATTTCTAATTCTTTAAGTTCACTATCAAATATTTTTACTCCATTATAAACTCCTGTACCAAAACCAATATTATAGTAAATATCGCCAGTATTTTCTAATCTCAATAGAGGATCATTATTTAAACCTTGTGATAAACCAAGATCTAAATTATCTTTTGTACTAGAAATAAATGTAGAAGTTAATGTATTTTCAATTGATGTTGATAAATTGTCAAAAGTAATTAGAGAAGCTTGAATATTTAAAGTGTTTGAAGTTATTGATCTGATAGTATCAATTTCATCCAAATCAATTGCGGTTGTAGTTACCCTTAAAGTATTTAAATTATCATTATAAAAATATAAAGTATTTTCATTACTTCCAGGTATAGTTTCAGGAATAATATAAGTATTTCCATCTACATCACGAACGCCACCAAGAGAAGACCAATTAGTTCCACTATAACCTTCAAATTGAGTAATAGATGTATTATATCTAATTGATCCAGCTGCAGGAGCACCTCTTTGATTACTATCTCCAACTGGAATAACTAAAGATGTATTTGCATTTACAGTTACTTTTTTGCCTTCATTTGGTTGAAGTAATAAATCATTTACATCAGTTGAAATTGTATTATCAAATAATCTTAGATCACTATTAATAACTAGTGGGAGATTACCATTAGGACCAACTCTAAGTTCTGAAATTTCTTCAAAAGATAATGGAGCTACGGCAGAAGAATACCAAGTTAATACAGCAGTTCCATTTGCCTGGGAACCAGTTGTGTGTGTTGGTTCTGTTCCTGATGTTCCCGTTGTACCTGCTTGAGTAACTTCATATAAATTATTTCTATATTTTACAAAATCTCCTAAAGTTACTGGAGCATTTGAAGACCATTCTGTATATACTGGAAGATTAATATCTAAAGAACGTAATCTTTTTACGGTATTAAAATCTAAATGATTTCTTGTTAATTTTAATGTATTGTTTCCATCATTATAGAAATATAATACATTATCATTAGCACCTGTAAATGCTTCGGCAGCAATATAGGTATTGCCATCAAGATCTCTAATACCTCCTAAAGAAGACCATGTAGATGTAGTTTCACTATATCCTTCATACTGACCACTATCGGTATTAAATCTAATAGCACCATTTGTTGCTATAGCATTAGCTGGTCTTTGTAAAGAACTTCCAGAAGGAATTACAAATGCTGAAGATGAATTTACTACAGCTAAACTTCCTGATGCTGGGGATAGAATAAGATTATTTCCAGTAGATGTAGAAATACTTCCATTGTTTATTGTTAATATATTATCAACATTTAATGAACCGTTAGTTTGTAATACGCCAGATGTAGTAATATTTCCATTACTTGCGGTTATTTGAATTGCAGAACCAATAGATGTATTTCCAGATAATTCAATAGATGATCCAGAGATATTTAATGTTCCATTAGAAGTAATAGAAGAAGAAGAAATATTTGTTGCTTCTAAATTTTCTACAGATAAAACATTAGTAACAACGGCATCAGAAATAGTTAGTTCATTTCCAGTAAATGAAATTGCATCTATATTACCAGTATTTACATCGGATGATATAATATTTTCTGTTTCTATTTGAGTAACTGTAGCTAAAAATCCCTCTCCAAAAATTTTGGGATTATTTAAATTAATTGTTAATACAGCTTCTTGATCATTTATTCCACCTTCATCTACATGAAGTGATGATTGAGAAGCACAATAATAATATAAATTTGGTGTATTATCATTAACGTTTAAAACTAAGTTGGATGTACTTCTTGTTACCCCTTCTGTATATTCTACCCCCCTAAAAGTCAATACCGAAGCTCCAGAATTAGCTGGTGATAAACTTAACAATATAGTTGTGGAATTAATAACTTCTAATACAGTAGTATTTTGCTGAAGTTGTCCTAATCCAGATTCTACAGTTACTGCCATACCAGGCAATATTCCTGTAGTATCAGAAACTAATATTTGATTGGATCCAATATTGAGTGTAGCTGAAACATTTTCAATTAAACTTGGACCCCATTTTCCATCTCTAAATTTACTTAAAGCAAATATATGATTAGAATTAGATAAATCTGAAGTATCAAATACATAAATATTTCCAGAATATAATGTAAAACTTGGAGTTATTTTGTAGCCAGATCCATCATCAAGGAAATATCTATATTGTATTCCAGATGCAGTATTAATTGTGTAAGTAGATGGAGAAATATCTGGATTTGTAATAGTATTGCCAGCAGAATATGATCTATTATCTACTAAAAGTGATTCTATATTACCGCCGTTTGTAGTTATAGCATATATTGTAGCTTCTTGTGCTGTAGGATCAGACGATAAAAGTATAATATCACCAACAGAAAATGTATTACTTGGTATAGTTTCTTGAAATGTTATAGTTTGTAAATTTCTATTAATTACATTTATTGTAATTGGCTGAATTAAATCTTTATTATTAACTGTTAAAATATCATTATTAGAATACCCATTACCACCATTTGAAATTGAAAAACCTAAAATTTCTCCAACATTTGTAATTTTATATTCAAAATCTACAGTGGAATTTCCATAAGAAGGAATAAATGATAAAATTACTGATCCATCTGCAGTTGGTAAATCAGATAAAACAATAGTATTGTTAATAGAATTTACTGATACTACGGTTGTATTTGAAGCAATTGATCCAGTGCCACTTGTTTGAACAACTAAAGATCCACTAGATATACCAGAAACTGATGTTACTGTTATAAGTGTATTAATTGTACTTACAGTAGAAGAAATTCCTGTTATTTCTCCTGGTAAAAATAGATTATCATTTATTTGATAATTGGATCCTTTATCACTAAACTCAAAATCTTTTACTATTCCTGGTTCTGATGTTATTGTATATAAAAATCCAGAACCAAATCCACCTACATCTGATGGATTTACGGACAAGATATCATCTTTAAGATAATTTATTCCATTGTCTACTATTTCAATAGATGTAATTTCTCCATTATATGTTGCAGATCCTAAAGTATATTCAAATCCAGAACCAGTTCCTCCGACATCACCATTATATACTTGTAATACATCATTTTGTTTATAATCAAATCCAGATGATACTAAAGTAAATCCAGTAATAACTCCAGAAGCATCTACAGTTATATTAGCAGATCCGTTTGTTCCATAATTACTAGATGCTCCAGAAGCAATTGTTATAGTAGCACCTGCTCCAATAAATGTTGAAGATGATTCATATTTTATATTTCCTAAAGTAGCAGATGGTTTAATGACAAGATCTACAAAAGATCCAACAGATCCAGAAGTTCCTTTTCTGATAATTGTATAATCTGCTGTTGGTAAAGCTGAACCATCTGTTTGAGTAAAATTTATTGCATCAATCGTCATTGATGCATCAGAAACATCGAATCTATAAGTATTACCTTGTATTAATGTTAATGTTTGTTGTGTTACGCCATTAATTTGAAATACATTTGCTGGTGGAGGAGTTCCTGGATTTGATACTGAAGTTACTGTATATATTATTGTTGGTTTATTTAATAAAGGTACTGAAATGTAAGATCCTTCCGCATATCCAGAACCAGCAGAATTAATAGAACCAGAAAAAGATATGTCTCCAGTAATACCAATATTTGCTTTTGCTCCACTACCAGATCCTCCAGAAAGAGAAATATTGTTATAATTATTAGGCACATATCCAGTACCAGAATTTGTAATATTTCCAGAAATTCCCTCTACTATAAAAGATACTACAGCTCCTGTTCCCGAACCAGAAGATATAGGAATATCTGTATATGAACCTTCTATATAATTTTTTCCTACGTTTACTATATTTCCAGTAAACTCCGTAACTTCAATATTTGCGGTAGCTCCAATACCAGTTCCTCCTAATAAAGGAACATCATTATAATTTCCAGAATCATAATTTGTGCCAGGATTCGAAATAAGAATGCCAGAAGAACTTATGATATTTTTTTGTAGAATTAATTCTTTATATAAAAATATATTTTCTTCTGAGTAATCTGCAATCTTTTTCCCAGAACTAACAAATCCAAAAGTAGATGGAGCTGCTTTATATAATCCTAGAGATGGATCTGAAATAAACGCCAATGATGGGGATGTTCTGGTTCCATCTCCCAATTTTAAATTGCCAGTGGATAAATCACTACCACCTTGATATATATTAAAAATTTGATCACCAATCTGATTAATTTTCTGCCTTTGAATTTCAAAGGTGTCTGTTTTTGCGACGTTAATTGCTGGCATTTCTTACAATCTCTCTAAGAAGCTGTTTAATTTCAGATAGTTCTTCCTTCAAAGTATTTATGTCATCTTTCATTGCATTGAACTCAGATGTCAATCTTTTTGCGGGACGATCTTTACTTATAATCGCCCCAGTATTAACATCTCTAACTAGGTTTGGGTGGCCGTCAACTGGTAAGTAATTCATCAGAAAGAAGCAACTGCACGGACATCTTGAATTTTTGGAGCATATGCTGGATCATCTGTCTTCATCACAATCTTAATGGCAAATGAAGTGAATTCAGGAAGATCTGCAACACTATATTTAAATTCTTGATATGATGATTGTTTTTCTACAATTGCAGAAATTGAATTTTCTGCAGTAGCTAAATCATTGTTATCTGGAGAACCATCAATATTAAAATACTTCCAATTAATATCTTCAAAGTTTGACTGTAATGATGCTTCTTTAATTCTATAAAGAACTTTTACATTTTCCGTGTCTTTAACATTAGCAGTAATTCTAACATCAATCGAAGTTCCAGGACTATTAATAGCAACTTCTTTAGAGACATATTTTGCTAAAGCTGAAGTGTTTTTAGAACTTGTTTCTGGAGTAAAATCAACACCAGTAGCAAATTGCATAGAAGCAACTTCTACATATCTATTATCTCCAGTTTTTACTATATCTCCAACTCTAAAGATATCTTGAGATTGATTATTTTCTTTTCTAACAAACGCACTATCTTTAGTTATTTCACTAACATAGTTTCCATTAATTGGGAAATAACTATTCTCTACAATAATTTCTTTTTCTTTAGAATCCCACGAAATAATTTTACCATTGATAGTATTTGCATAATCAATATTTACATTTTGCGGATAGTACGCAATCAGATCTGCATTTTCTGCAAAAGTATAAATTTGTTCGGTGGAAGAAGAAACACTTAGATTTACTGAAGTAATGCGAACACCAGCAGGTGTTGTGGCAATAATTTGCTCATTATTTTCAAATGCAACAGAAGTATTGAGAGTAATTAGAGCAACATTATTATTATAATCTATAATTGTACCTACTGCTTTACTTGTCTGACCAGATAAAATTGTTCCAGAAACTAGATCGTCATCTGAACCAACCACAATTAATCCAAGATTATATAATGGGAAGAATCTTAAAATCTGATTTCTCTTTCCAAATCTATTTTCAAAACCAGTTGAATTTTCAACTCTATTGGTTGCAGTTTTAACCGAACATGTATTTAGATCAATTACTGGAGATAGGTAAGAAACTGTCGAAGAAAGATTAATCTTATAAGTTAAGGATCTGTTAATAGAATTTAATGTCTCATTGATTCTAGAAGCAATTACTTTTTGATTTGTAAAGTATTGCTCTTGATTTAAGAAAGTTCTTTCAAAATCAGTTTGTGTATATGTTGGGAAGTTAGGTGAAGAAGAATCTACTGGAGTAATATTTGTAGTTTTTACAAATGTATCAATTGTAGTTCCTTCTAATTGTAAGTAAGAAATTTGTGCATATAATCTTTCAAACTTTCTATTATAAGATGCCAATACTTTATTGCCGCCACCAATGACACTAGAGCCAGCTCTATTTGGCGAAATGATATTGTAGGTATCTAATCCAGAGTTCTTAACTTCAAATAATAGTGAGTTTAGTGAGGAAGAAGAAATACCGCCAACAGTTTCTGCGTTTCTGAAGAATACATATGACTTACCTTTATCCTCAAATCCATGATCTCTATGAGTTACTTTTATAATTGAGTTGTTATTTTTAAATAGATCTGATGTAGCATTTGTAGAAGACCTTACACTAGTTTCGAAAGGACTTGCATCCAATAATTCATAACCAAGATTAGAATTTGTTAATAAAATTTCTGCTGGTCTTGAGATATTAAATTCTGCACGATAAAGAGTAAATTTAATATCTTCAAATAAATCTTCTGTCCAGTTATCAGTATTTTGTGATTTATAAACGGAACCAAGTAAAGGTTGTGAATTTACAGTAGTGCTAGTTGCAATTTCCGTCTCACCTAAACGAGATGCCCAAATTTCATAATTAATAGAATCGGTTTCAATTGTTAAAGCATACTCAGTATCATTTTGTAAATAAACTGGATGCTTGAAGTTAAATCTGGTTGCGACAATAGATTTGGTCTCACTAAATTCATCTGTACAAATACCCATCCTTACAGCTGGAGTATCAATCTCAATAATAGATTCGATTGTAGCCTCTCCAGCACCGCTTCCAACACCTTTAATAACAACAGATGGTGCTTCGGTATATCCACGACCATTTAATGAAATCTCTGCATTATAAATCTTAAAGTCAGAAACACTAACAGTTCCTGTTGCTGTACTTCCGCCTGGCGATTGAGGACTTTCTATAGTAATAGTAGCACTCTCATAATTATCACCTACATTAGTAACTTTTAAATCAACAACTTTACCAGAATCTTTTGCGATCAACAATACTGCATTTTTATTTCTAGTGTTATTAAATTCTGTTACTGAAGGAATCTCTAATGGTTCATTTTGTAAGAATGAGGTTCCATTGTGATTACTTAATACTAGAGTATATACTTGCTCTTTATTTAATTGGAATTGAATTGAATTTTCATCTCCAACTAGAATATTATTCTTATCAAAAACTTTTAAGATAGGACCAGTAGCATTTGAATTCTTTCCTTTTATAAACTCACCTTTTCTAATAGAAATAGTATCAGAATCTCCAGTTAAGTAAACTCTTAAATAAGTTTCTGGATACATAATTGATTCTGAACCAGGAACAATAAACTTACCTGGCTTTCCTGTATCAATATTTGTTAGATAAACTCTAATTGGAATTGTAGCATCTTTTTTATTAAAGAATAAATCAGCACCAGTAGTAAACATACCACCAGCAAAGTTTTCAATTTTGAATGTTTGCGCTAATGGATTTGGTTTTGATTCCTGATCTGTATTGCTGTTAACTAGCTGTACACCTTCATTTGCTTTAAAGTATGCAACCGAAGTTGAAATAATTGATTGTGGATTTTCTGGAATAATACCAGTAGAATAGAATTTAATTTCTGCGTAAGTATCTGCGGTTAATTTTTCAGAATACTCAGATGAAGAAGAGAAGGTAATAGTTTTTTCTCCAGTTGTAAAACGCATCTCTTCAGAACCTTCATCATAAGAAACTGTATTTACATCTCCAGTCCATCTAGAATTTTCAATTGGCGGATATCCAGCTGGGAATAAAATTATTCCACTTAAATTTCCATTTTCATCTGTAACTAAAGGAGAATTGAAAGTAGATAGTGAACTTCCAGCTACTCCAGTGAAAATAGTATCAGGTACTACCCATCTGTTTGCATTCCTTCCTTCAATATAAATGTTTAGTTTGGTATTTGCCTTTAATCTTTGAACTTTGAATTTAACAGGAATTGATCTAGCAAAAAATTGTAGTGAAGATGATACACTATTATTATTAACTGTCTTAGAATCAATTCCTTTACCAATTTCATTATTTTGTGGGTTTACATTAGAAGAACTTGCAATTGATGCTTGCTGAACTAATGCATTTACACTTTCACTGGAAATTGAAGCAAATGAATTAATATTTAAGAACGAAGCATTTGTTCCTACCCAGTTCACAACAAATGAATTGTAAATACTAGATAATGATTCTTTTACATTATCTTTTGCTTGGAAAATGGTAAAATGACTCGTGTTGTTATTGATTGCTAATGGAGCAACTGTTGTATCATACCATTGGTCAATAGTAGGAGTAATTGCACAGTCGCCAACATATTGAACTACTACAAATGGGTTTGGATTAATAGTTTTAGTTGCAAATTCATTGCCAAGGACTTTGACTGATGTGTATGGTAATGTAACAATATTTTCTGACTTTTTATATCCAGAAATAGCACGCTGATCTTCTCTAGTATTAACTTCAACTAAGTTAAAACTATTTTCTCTAGTTTGTGGACGAAGAACAGATTGCTGGGTATCGATTGAGCATCTATAATCTGATGATTTAATATTACCAATACCATGAGATTCGAAGTTATCTACAATAAAACCACTCTTAAATCTATCAAGACCAATCTCATCCTTAACTTGCATATTTAATGCTTGTTGCTCAAGAATACTGAGAGTTGTGTAATACTCTAAACGTTCAATACGCTTTTCTAGTTTTCCAATATCTTTCATCGTATATCTACGATTATCAACTGGAGTGATTCTTACATCCTTACTATCATTGGTAAAAGAAGGAATATAAAGATAGCAGATTGGAATTGCATCATCAATATTATCTGGTTTGGATGGATTTAGTGAAGAGTTGCCAGATTTTACAATGAACTCTCCTTTTTTGTTTAAGAAAATTCCATCAATACGATCTAAGTATTGTGTTTCACTGAATGAAACAGTAAACTCTAAATTTGGATCTGAGGCTGGAGTAGCGGAAATAACACCCCCATCACCAACAAAGTTTACATAGCTCTTTCCTTCTGGATTTGTTAAAATTGAAATATCCTGGAATCCAGTAATTGTCGTATTAGAATCTACTTTTGGTCTAAAATCAATAACATCTTTTAGTGAAACAATACCATTAAGTGTGGAGTTGAATGAAGGAATTTCATCTGCTGGCACTCCAGCTTCATGTAGATATGAATCTACAGTACAAAAATCTCCTTGAGAATGCTCGAAATAATCAAATGCAATTACTAGTTGTCCAATAGGAGCATCAAATCCTGGTTTCAGTACCAATCTTGATACATCGTATAAAGTATCTCTTTGACCATCATCAAATGTAAACTTGTATGTGATATCTGTTCCACTAATTAACTGACCACTTGCATCTACATCTGGTGGTGTAGTTGAAGTTCCTTCATAAACATATCTTAACTTATATGCATCGGAGTAAGAAAATACTTGAATATTTTCTCCATCATAATCTGTACCACGGAAAGGAATAACTCTATCTCCGCTAGAAGTAACAACAATTCTCTTATTTGTAATAGCAGTTTTTAATCTTGGCTTCGCCTTATCAATTTCAACTGTAGCTGTTAGTTTTAGCTTAGGGTAATTTGCTAAGCCAGATCCAAAATAATTATCTGGTAAAGTAATAACCGCAGATCCCGTAGTGATTCCAGTAGAATCTGAAGTTGGATTATTAATGCTAACAGAATCTGGGGAAATATAAATTATATCACCAGATTCTACTAGTGTCGAATCTCCTTTATCTAAAACAGTTAATACGAATGTATTTTCTGAATATGAAACAAATCTTTGGAATCCAGTTGCTAACTGTGCTGTAAATGTTAGTGTACCACCACTAGAAGAAAGATCTGTTGTAAAATCTTTTCTTATATAACATTTAATCTTTGTATCTGAAGTATCTTTTACTAAGGAAGCCACTTGCTTACTTCCTGTTGGGAATACTAATGATGAAGTTACATTTTCAATGATTGGTCTAATTCTAACAACACTCGCATTAACAATATCATTAGGCAAACTATAATCCAGATAAATTCTTGATTTAAATACACCTTGTGCATCTGAAGTATACTGTACAATATTTTTGATTACTTGATTTGATTCATCAGTAAATTGAATAATATCACCTTGTACTAAATCTTTTGCTAAATTAGCTCCAAAGCCATTACATTCAATATAACGATCACCAGCTTTACCAGAGAAAGTAAAGTTAGTTATTTGCTTATAATTTGAATATTCTGTCTTCGTAAAATCTACATCAGCTGTAAATACGTAGTTATTGTAATTCGAATATATTGATTTTACATTTTGTGGAGTATAAGTTAAGACAGTGTTCTTAAATAGAACTGGTACAATTACAGCAAAATTTGATGGAGAATCTGGTTGTGGAGATGCTGTAATTACAGGAGGAGCTGCATATTCTTTTCTCAAGGCAGTTCTATCATTAATTTCAATTTTGTAGATAGACCCACCAATTAATTCTGGCGTTATTTTTGTCGAATTAATTTCATCCCCATTAATAATTAATTTTGCATCTGTTGTGTATCCATTTCCACGCTTAGTAACAATAAAGTGTGAAATTGTATTATCTTTTGCAATTTTTAATGAATTGCCATCTTCATCCGAAATTGTTTCTCCAGAAATAAATTCACCAGAAAGAACGCTAACAAATAAAATATTTCCACTACTATAATTTTCTGTAGTATCAGATTCTATAACACCATAAGCATTACTAGTTTTTCCTACAATATATTTGCCAACTCCAAAACCAATAGATGGCTGCTCTTCTAAAGTAATCTTAGTGAAGAAAATTGGATTGAAATATGAAAAATTGAAAATACCACTATAAGGTCTGGAATTAATTCCGCTCCTTCCTCTCGAAACAACAATATCAGTATCGGAATTAAATCCAAGTGCTCTATCAGAAAGAGAGAAATTTTTTGGTTTAGTAATACCAATTACTGGAGTGATAGTATTATTGTAATCAACTACAGTGCCGTAATAAGAAGATCCGCCAGCAAGAGCTTCTGCTTGAGTTTCATACAACAATCTAAGCTTTCCTGCTCCTCCATCGTCATATTCTAAGAAATAAGTATCAAGAACAGATTTATCACCTTTAATAGTAAATTCAACGAAAAATTGTCCTGCTGCAGTAGAAACATCATTTCTTTTAGAAATAGAACCTGCAATAACATCAACAGAACCAACTGAAGATGGTTGACCCCCACTTCTAGTTTTTACATACCATAGAGTGGATGGATATTCATTTCTAGCTGCAGGCAATGTATTTGCAACTTGAACATAAATTGTTTTAATACCATCCTTTAATGTAAATGGTTGAGCTCTTCTTGATTTAGTTAATTTAAAATAAGAATCTTCTTCTTCTCCATTTAGTCCAATAGAACCATCGTTAAACAAACAACTCAAAAATACATCTGGATATGCTGTTAAATCTCCAGCTACATTGTTTAAAGGAACACTACCATATACATTAGAAATTTTAAATGTAGTTGATCCTTTTGATTTAAGAACTACATTGTCTCTGGTTAAAGTATCTCTTGCTTTATCAATTTCTAAATATTTTGTTTCTTTATTTACAATTTCAAATCCACGTACATATGCTTTTCCTGCTCCAATACTAGCAATCATTTTACGTGTAGCTACATCTTCACTAAGACCATTTACTAGTCCAGAAGATGATTTTCTGAATAAACCATTATTATTATTTCTTTGATAATATTCTCTAATATCTAAAGAGAAATCTTTTACAATGTAATCACCAGATTCATCATAGGTTCTTCTAGCTAGAGTTTCTTCTAATAAAGTATAATCTGCTGGCTTAACTTGCTTTTCAACTACACCATTTTTAATTTTGATTAACTGAATAAAGTTTTTATCAGTTAACTCTTTATAACCATACTTTCTGAGATCTAAGAAAATTTTTAATCTATGTGCTCCTGGAGCAGATGCATTTGAAAATCCTCTTGCATTATCATAAAGTGAAGGATCTTCTTCTGGGGTAATAATTTCTTCAATAATATTAAATCCAACTTTTGCTGATGGTTTATCATAATATTTGTCTATAACAAGTAATTGTTGCTCATTTCTTACAAAATAGCCATTTACAAAATAGACACCTTCTTCTACTTTAAGAGCCGTTGCAAATCCCATTGCGGGACTAGTCAAAGAAGTTGTTTCTTCTGTATCTGGATTAGTTACTGAGATAGTTGTAGGTAAAACACTTCCATCAGTACCAACAACAAGAAGTGGGGTATTTACTCCACCAACTACTTCTAATGTTTCTCCTTGTCTAAAAGTAGATTCATTTGCCGAATCGCCACTATTAATATAATTAACAAATAAAGTATCTGCTTCTTCTGTAGTTGCATACTCAGTTTCTACAACTGTAGCAGAAACACCAGAATTAATACCACGTAGAGTAGAGCCAATTAAATTCTTAATGTCAAATTTTTTATATACTATAGATCCATTTTCATTTACAGCAACTTCAGAAACTGAAGACAATTTAACATAATTTACTTTAGTGTTTAATCCAATTTCACCAGGGATTACTAACTGTCCCTGTTTAAATTGAAATTTAGCATAGCTTTCAATTTGATTTTGAAGAATTGATTGTAGAGAAGTTAGCTCTCTAGTTTGGATGGAATATCCAGGTCTAAAGAGAACTTTATAAAAATTCTTTTGTGGATCAAAATCATCAAAATATGGTGATACGTTAAGATTTGTCTTCTGTGGCATCGTAAATGAATCTCTCTACTTGGAACCTATTTCCCTATCTTATTTATCAGTAAAGATAAAAAAA